ATATAGGCTCCGGGTGCAAGGCGGCGACGGAGTAGGTGGGACTGTCACTTTCCACTTCCTCACCGATCGGATTTAGCCCTAGACCAATCTTTCCGGCTGCTACGAACTTGAGCCAGACGATCGCGTCTTCGTAGCGTTTTCGCACGTCCTCGCGAGGGTCATTATGCTCTAGCTGATAACGAGCAATATCGGCGGCTTTGTTAGTCAGCACCATCGGCACTGATGCGATCGGCAACGCATAACGCAACGCTAAATAGCAATCAATTTCTTGGGCTGCATAGTCGCAGGCTGCATCCACTCGCACCGTGTCGATCGCGGGGTTACCGGGATAGTCGAGCTGAGACAAACTCTCAATCTCAGACAATCCAAACAATCGAATTAAATCGGCTTCGGTGCAATACATGACTACTCCTCAATGGGTTCAACTGCACTCATTCGTAACAGCACCTGGGCAAACTCTTCCGTGAGCATGATGGTCTGTCCTGGGCGGTAGGATTGGCCATCATGCTCAATCATGTTGAGGGCGCGATAGGGCTTTAGTTCTACGATCGGTTCAGCGGGTTCAGTGGGTTCAGTGGGTTCAGTGGGTTCAGTGGGTTCAGTGGGTTCAGTGGGTTCAGTGATTTTTTTATCTGCCATGGTGATTCCTCATCAAATAAATTAGTAATTAAGCAACGGCTTCTTGGACAAAGAACGCTGCATCAGGTGCGGAAATAATCTCGCGGCAATTCATACCGACGCGGATGATTTCACCGCCTTCAAGTCCAATATTTGGATCTTGAATGGTTCCTGCAAATTTGCCTTTCCAAGTGGCAGTGAAACCAAACGTTAGACCGGATTGAGCGCCGGACAGGACATCACAATAAAAGAACCCCATGTTCCGGCCCCAGACTCGGTTATAGGTGGGGCTGGGGCCGCGACGGGCCGTGTTAACCCAGCCTTCACCGACGATGACTTTTTCAATTTCAAGCAATTCAGCGAGCGCTTCACGGGCGATCGTCCCTTGAGCGTTCAGTCCAGCCCCGGTCATTTTGATTGCTTCAACAATACGCGGATGCTGCCGAACAATTCGCCACACATCTTGCCCCATCCAAAGCATATTGGGGCGGATGAGGGGGATATCGAGCCAGGTGAGGATCGATCGCAGTGGATTGCTGTTATTAAAATCGGAAAACTGTGAAGTGCCGGACAAAATAATTCGGCGATTAATGGGGTAAGTTGTCGCTGTATTGACTAAATTAGCGACGCGGACCTCACGATCGAGATCCAATAACCGCGACAGCATTTCGGTGGAATGTGCCCTTGGATCGAAGTTGTTTAGCCCTGCACGGCGGCCATCCTCAGCCTTGAGAATATCGCTGTAGGGGATTGGATCTTCAATCCCGTAAGATTCAACGGAACTGGTTTGTTCTGTGGCACTAAATGAGATTTGATTGACGGAGCCGCGACGGGATACGCGGGTATCTGGGACGGTCAATCCCTCTTCAGGAGGGTGCAGTATCCACTTGAATTCAGAGGCGGGAACGGGAGTTAAGGGAAGGATTTCATCCGCAATTAATTTGAGATTTTTGTAGGCGATCGCGACGGCAGTTAATTGCGGCGATACGACAAACGGCTGTCTAGGCATTTAGAAGACTCCGGGACATACTAAAATTTTGCAAATCTGATCTAGAACCGTGGTTGGTTCCAGTAAATAGCCAACGATTCTTTGGCCGACTGCATTGGCAATCACGGCTTTGCCCTGAACTTCAGAGGTCAAGGGCGATCCGATCGGCATCCCAACTTGCGAAGTCTGGACGTAGCCCACTCCCATGACGGTTAGGTCTCCCATCGCATTTGGATCAAGACCCAATTCCCCCGTGACTCCCAACAGCGAAAAGCCTAGGCTTGCGCTCGTTGCGGTATTGGCCAAAACCACGCGATTCAATTGAGTGCTGCTGGTCATGGCAATGCGATAGGGCGGGATTCCTGACGCATCGCCCTGAACTGGAATAATAATTTGTGTTGCTTGAGTCATTAGCTTTTCACTCCTTTTTCAACTTGGGCAACGGCTTCACTGAAACTGATTTCATTGCCTAAAGCGGCTTGCTTTAATTTGTATTCACGGGCGGCCAGGGCGATCGTATTTGGGTCGTAGGTTCCTGGGGTTGTCCCGGCTGATACCTCACCAAACTCCACGCTCTTGGGCAATGCTTCTAGGAATTTTTTAAAAGCCGATCGCGTTTGAATCGGTTCTGCTTTTTCACCGAATGCGATCGTACTGGTGGCTTCATTGGGAAGCATGGTGGCGATCGATGCGGCGAGTTTGGCATCAAAGACACGGCCTTCCTTTAGCAAGACTTCAGCAAAGCTTTGAAACTCTGCTGCGTCCAAGACAGCGGATTTTATATCCAGTTCTGCCGCTCGCTCGTCTAATCGTTTTCTAAGGGCCTTGAGTTCTTCCTCAGTCATTGGTGGCTCCGTTGTTTCAGGTTTAGTTTCAGGTTCTTCCTCTTCAGGTTCTTCCTCTTCTACGGCTAGCTCTGCAAACTCGATCGTCAAAAGCTTATCGCATTCTTTGAATTCGGGTTGCTTCATGCCCTTAACCGCTGGAATCTGAACGGCTGCGACATGCCGAAGTCCCCACATTCCCGGTCTGGGATTGCGAGGGTCTTCGGGGGAATAGAGTGCGGCTGATAGCGCAGGCAGTCTCCGATTGTTAATCTGCTTTTGGAAATCGGCATCAATATTTTTCGCGGCGGCATAGAGCGAGGAACCAATCTTTACCAGGCGATCGACAATTCCTCGGTTGGGCTTTGATTCATCGTGATTAACCAAGAATGGAGCCGCATGTTTTTCAGGATTGTAGGAATCTTGAATTTGTTTAAGGGTATCTTCCGTAAATGTACGGGTAACACCTGCACTATCAATGTGCGTTCCCTGTCGAAAAATTTCTACTAATTTGCTCATAGGACTGCCATACGTCAGCAATGAAACGGTATTCCCATGTATAGAATGTTTCTAGCCTGAAAGAACTTATGGATATCATTACAGCTTAATTCTTAAATAAATATTAATATTTTCTCAAGACGAATAGCCTCCAATTCAATCTCTCAAAAGCCATGTTTCTTGAACAATTACTAGGCCAGGAATCTCTAGAAAAACTCGTTGAAAAGCATGGTGGGACGCGCTTGTATGTTCCGATCGGGCGAAGAAGTTCTAAGAGCTTGTTGTCCTTGTATTCACTGATTGGAGAGGAATCGACTCAAAAACTTCAGCGCTTTTACGGAGGTGGAACCTTTGATGTTCCTAATTTTAAAAAGCATTGTCGGAGGTCGAGTCCTTTGGTGATTAGGAATCGGAATAAGGCTATTTTCGATTTTTTAAAGCTCTATTCCTGTCGTCAGGCGGCCCTTGAATTTGGTCTAACTGAGCGGCATATCTTTATTATTCTTCGATCGTTCAAAAGCCGAGATTTAGATGCTAGAAAACAATGTGCTACTCAAAGAATTTAAAGATGGGACGCTTTTAACCGTTCGCAAGGTTGACTTGCAAAATCAGTCTACTGTCAGTTTTGGGCGATCTTCTGAGACGAATTACAAAATTGGGCGAGGGGTGCAGGCTTGTTCGCGGGTGCAGGCGAGGTTGGTGCGATCGGGGGATGCGTGGTTGGTTGTGGATGGGCAGGGTAGCAAGCCTAGTGGAAGTGGTGTTTGGTTTTTGGGTGAGCGAATTCGGGAGCCGTTGACGTTTGGGGATGGGATGGAAATTGATATTTTCTTTGGAGATGGTTATAGAGCGGAGCTTTCTAGCAAAGGGCGTTTAGAGTTAGGAGGCGACGAACCTCCGACTCAAGGATTTGAAGCGGAGGCGATCGCATTGCTACGGCGCGACCTCCAAACACTTCAACAAGAGCTGAATTTGCAGCAACAAGCCATGATGGAATTAAATCAACGCATTGATTCGATCGATGATTTGAAGAGCGATCTCCAGGCGGATATGGAACGCGGGTTCCAATCGATTTCGACTGAGGTGCGGACCGCGATTGCGCTGGCCAGTGAACGCGACCAACAGCAGGAAGACCGATTGAAAGTGCATCATGAGCATCTGAAGTATCTGACGATCGGTCTCGCGGTCACGATGCTTTCGGTGTGCGGTTGGAATGCGACGAAGGCTCAGGAGGAGGTCGGCAAGATTGCCAATATTGCAGGCATGGTGGCGAGTGTGGCGGGTTTGATTTATATGCGTCCGGGTGAGCGAGGGGAGGAGCTTCGTCCCCTCGCTCACCCGGTGTTGAGGGATGGGAATAATGACTAGAAAGGGAACAAAAACGCACAAAAACGCACAGCGGAGCAAACGCCTACAGCCCTTACAGATGAAGGCGATTGAACTCCTTTGTCTAGGAGAAAAACGGGCAGCCGTGATTGAACAGGTGGGGGTTGTCCCAATGACCTTGCGACGATGGCAAAAGTCACCTGTTTTTCTGGCAGAACTTGACAAGCAAATTCAGGCAACCCATGACGATGCCATGCGGACAATTAAGGCCCGAAACAATAAGGCGATCGATGCCGCAATGGACGTGATTGACGACTTGCTAGCAAACCCTGAGACACCTCCAAATGTGAAGGCTCAAGTCGCTTTCAAGGTGCTTGAGCGAGTGGATAAGATTGTTTCGACGATCGAAGTCGTTGAGAGTAAACCAAAGGTTTTAGATCCAGAAGTGCTAGCGAGTGTAACAAAGGCGATCTATGGCATCTAAATTCGCGATCGAACTCTATGACTATCAACGGGCTTGGCTGCGTGATCAGTCCCGGTTCAAAATCGGCATGTTCGCTCGGCAAACCGGGAAGACCTGGACGACGACGCTGGAGATTGTGCAGCGCTGTTTGTTTGCGGAGTCTCGCGGGTCTCGCGATCGGTGGGTCATTCTTAGCCGGGGAGAACGGCAGGCTTACGAGGCTTTGAATGAAGGGGTGATGCGTCATCTCAAGAGTTATGAGGCGGCGTTTGAGACGATCGAATATGAATGGGGAGGCAAATACAAAGCGCTTGAGGCTCAGCTCCCTAATGGGTCACGCATCACCGCGCTGCCTGCGAATCCTGATACAGCTCGCGGGTTTTCGGCGAATGTATTCCTGGATGAGTTTGCGTTTCATCACGACAGTCGGGAGATTTGGAAGGCAATGTTCCCGATCGTTTCTCGTGGATTTGATTTGCGGATTACGTCTACTCCCAATGGGAAGGCGAACAAGTTTTACGATCTGATGCAGTCTAACGACGGCACTTGGTCAAAACACCAGGTCGATATTTATCAGGCGGTGGCGCAGGGGTTGGATCGGGATGTGGTGGAGCTGCGATCGGCTCTGGCGGATGAGGACGCTTGGGCACAGGAATTCGAGTTGCAATGGTTAGATGAAGCGTCGGCTTGGCTTGGGTTTGAATTGATTGCAAGCTGTGAGGATGAGCAGGCGGGCAAGCCGAGTGAGTACGCGGGCTATCCCTGCTATTTGGGGGTGGATATTGCTCGGCGCAATGACCTGTGGGTTGCGATCGTCCTGGAGCGGGTGGGCGATATTTTGTGGGTGCGTGAGCTGGTGGTGGAGCGGCGGATTTCGTTTGAGGAACAGGAGGCGATCGTCGATCGGCTTTGGAAACACTATCGGATTAGTCGGGCCTGCTTCGATCAATCGGGCATGGGGGAGATGGTGGTGGAGCGGGCGCAGAAAAAATATGGGTCGATGGTGGAGGGGGTGATTTTTGGCTCGGCGAATAAGTTGGCGTTGGCGACGGAAGGAAAGCGCCGATTCGAGACGCGGGGGCTTCGGATTCCGCCGCTGCCAGAACTACGGGACGATTTGCATAAGCTGAAAAAATCGGTGTCCGCTGTCGGCACTCCGCGCTTTGATGCCGATCGGGACTCGAATGGTCACGCCGATCGCACTTGGGCTTTGTTCCTGGCAATTATGGCGGCGGGGGAAAGTGCGATCGATTGGGCTGGGGTTGAGGTGGTGGGGAAGAGTTCGATCGATTTTGCCAGTGAGGAGATGTTGGATTTTGCGGGCTGGTGATGCAACATTTGCGGGGCATTTTGCAGGGTGGTGGGGCAAAATGCCCCGCAAATTTTTAGTAAACCGGGTCGGCGATCGGGCTGTTTTCCTGAACCAGGCTTTCAAGCTGCTGCTCAAGTTCGCTAATTTCGGCTTGGGCGGTGGCTTGTTGCTCCGCTAGGGCTTGTTCGGCGAGGAGTCGGGCAGCTGAGCGGGTTCGGCAGCAAGGGCGGTGACGAGTTGGCTTTGCACGAGGGCAAGTTCGTTTGTTAGGGCGTAGACGCTAGCTTGCAAGGTTCCCACCTGAGACCATTGGGCACTGATTTTCGTTCGCAACACTTCAACAATTTGACGCAGGGGGGAGAGGTTAATGTTCATCTTTTTCTGTGAGAGATTTAAACTTTTTCATCCAACGGATTTAACTCTAACAAAGGCGATCGGCCTTCTTCTAGGCTGAAAGATGGAGCCTTTAAAAAGTCACATTCTCGACACAACCAGCAAAAACCAGAAGCAACCAGCAAGCCTTTTTTTACTGGTCGGCCTCAAACCCAGTCATAGCAACATCCCAAACCAGCAAACCTAGCAAACCAGTAAATTCGGTTCCCTTTACGGGCTTTTTATTGGCTTTTCTATTGGCTCTATATTTATTTTCTTTTTTTCTTTTTCCTTAAAAGGTAAGGGATTTACTGGTTTACTGGTTTTGCTGGTTTTGTCTTTCTGAAAGTTGCACTGTATAAGGCTTCCAGTAAAACCAGTAAAAAAAGGCTTGCTGGTTTTACTGGTTTTTTGCTGGTTGTGTCGGGAATGTGACTTTTAAAATTTCGTTTAAGAGCCTCAAAATGGTTTCAAGTGTTACCGTTCTAGGAAATTTAATACCTCCAAAACCTTCGTACACAATCCGTACACAAAAGGGGCGATCGAATGTCCGAAAATATCTGGAAATGGCTGAAGTGAAAAGCCATGCTCTAGGCTAGAACTAGCTCTGTGCATGGCCTAACATCGATCGGAATGACAAGATTTGAACTTGCGACCCCTACTACCCCAAAGTGGTAGACGCAAGTTCAAAACAGCAAGAATAGATAGGGATACAGGTGATCGCCCAAAACTTCGTACACAGTTCGTACTCAAAATTCTGGGAGCTGAGGAGGCGGGACCATACGGCCATAGGTCTGGGAAACCATTCGCGTGGAGGAATGCCCCAGAACATAGGCCACTTGTGGGTAGGTTGCGCCTGATTCGATGAGATGACTGGCTAGGCTATGGCGGGCAAAGTAGGGGACGCGATAGGGAATGCCCGCATCGGTGCAGGTTTGTCGCCAGCATCGCCGACAGAACGATCGAGTGTTGATGCGTTTGCCTGTTGGGGAGGGGAATACGAGGTCAGAGCGTCTTGACGACGATCGCGCTTGGATTTCGGAAGCTTTGCCTTGGGCGATGCGTCGGTGTAGTGGGGTGTCGGCGAGGGCGAGGGAGAGGGTGTAGGGTTTGCTGAGATGTCGCCAACGCAGACGAAGCATTCCGTCTTGGCTGGCAACTGAGACGGTGCCCTTTCGAGCTTTGGGCATGAGGTTTTAGGCCGATTGTGGCGGGTGGCGGGGGCGATCGGCATCTAGCGCGAGGCGATTATTTGCGGGGCATTTTGAGGGAATGGGTTAGACAATGCCCCGCAAATCTTTAGATGTGGTTTTTGTCAAGCATTCATCAGCTTTTCGGCGAGTTTCTGATTAAGTCTGAGAAACCGCTGTAGGTAAGCTTTCCAGCGATCGTTTTTTGCACTTAGAAAAAGTGGAACCCAAATGTAACGAACCGCTTTACATTTGGGTTCCACTTTTAGTCGAAATTTTTTAGGCCAATTGGAAGAAGATGCTCTAAGAGACTTTCTCTAAAGTTCTCAGATTTTTCAATAAGTCTCTTTAAATAGTGTCCGCAAGCTTTTTCGCGCTTACTTTCCAAAATACGAATAGAACCATCGAAAAGCCCCATAACAATTGATTCAACTTCTTCAAACTCAGGTTCCGAAATGCTATACAACTCTCTACTCAAACAAAGTTCGACAGATGTTTGCACGGTAAAAAGAAAAGCATTGCCAGGGTTCGTGATTAGCATTGACACGTTAAAGATGTTGCCTTCCCATTCAAACGAGATCTCATCATATCGATCAAACAACGTGTATTCGTCCGTGATTTGAAGTGCAGAATCCAATAGTGTCTGCCCTTCAGTTTTGATTGGGGTGTGATAAGTCCCTGCAATCTTCCGCCGTTTTGCGTCGCCCATGATTAACTCCGATCGCACGCTGGTGTTATTTGCGGGGCATCGCGCGCGATTTGGTGATTTAATGCCCCGCAATTTTTTCGGTCTTGTGCCCTAAAACCTTGAAACCCTTGCCCAGCAAGAGCCGGATTGAAACCTTTCTGAAACAGTGCAAAATATAGCCGATTATTTGCGGGGCATTTTGCAAAGACGATCGCCCTAAATGCCCCGCAAACTTTTTTAATCGCAAATTGTCAAGGATTTCTAGATTTTTTCTTAGAGGGCTTGTCCTCAAGGGGTTTCAGGATGTCCGATCGTACCCAGCAGGAAACGCCGTCGTCGAAGCTGACGAAGGTGTAAAACGGGAAGTCGAAGGGGTTAGGGGCGATCGTGCCTGTCCTTCCGGTGGGGGTGATGATGCGTTGCCCGTCGGTCACGCCGATCGTTCCTCCCTTCGCTTCAGCCATTCCAGGCGACTAACGCACTTCTGTCCTCCGAGAGCCATCTCGATCGTGCAACTGCCAACATCGATGTCAAAATCCAGCAACTTGTAGAAGTGGACGCGATTCTGTTCCTCGTCATCCGAATCGACGAACACCACATCCTCACCGACTTCGAGCGGCTCGGTGGGTTCAGTCGGTTCGTGATACTCAGCCGTGAATTCAATCACCTCCTCGATGACGATCGGGACTGACTCAGGGACAATTATTTTCTCAATCTTGAGAATGCGGTTAGGACCATCCCGCTTGCACTTCGAGAACTCATAGCCACGCTTGCGAAGCTCTGGAGCAAGTCGAGCCAGACGACGGCCCAAGACACTGGGGGATTTAATCCAGTCGGGAGCCTTGCGCTGTTCCTCTGTAACCATCTTACCGAGTTCAGTCAGAAGGTCAGAGGCAGTGCCTACGAAATCCTTGGTGTCGAGCAGGCTAATCAGTGCGGTGGCGATCGCGTCATTGTCGATCGCGGTCTCGTTTAGCATTCGTCGATTCGACTGATAGGCGGCTTCAAAGCTGCCAGGTTCAAAGCCGAAGGCCGTTTCGGTGCAATGGCCCCACTGGTGAAAATCGGCCATGCGTCCGAGGGAACTGGGCCGAGTCGTGTCCAGTCGGCGCAGGCCCTGAGCGAGAGAGTTGAGCAGGCAGGCGAAAACGTTTGATTCGCAATCTTTCAGCAAGGCGTTTAGCTCCCCCTTGGTCATGCGATTTTCGTCGGTGATGGGCTGGAGGTTGAGGATGATGGATCGATCGAGCAAGTCCGGGCGAGTTGCCAGTGCTTCAATTCCGTTGAGAACGATCGGACGAACGCCTTCAAAAATTGTTTCATCCGCGTCTGTGTACAGCATTCGTTTGGCAAATCCAGACTCTGTGGCGACGGTACAGAGCAGGTCGGACATCTTCTTGGAAATGCCTGACAGGTTGTCATAGGCCAAGACCCAACGGTTACTGGCATGGCCCTGAAGTCCTTCGGCATCCTCTGGCATTGAGAGTAAAAGCGCCTTACTCGGATCCAATAATTGCTTAATGATTTCGCAAGTGGATGATTTTGCGGTGCCGTGTTCTCCGTTGAGAATGAGTACAGGGTGAGGGCTGTTCGGGTGTAACCCCCAACTCAGCCACGACAGCAGCAAAATCCAATCGTCATCTCGCAGGTTCAGAAGTTTCTTTAAACCAGTCCAGTCCCCATGTTTACTGGGAACTGGCAACGCCTTCATTGAGTTCGGTCTTCGGAATTTTGCGGGGCAATCGCCTTCGTGAATGGCCCATCCTGCCCCGCAAACTTTGATGATGGTGTGGTCCCGATCGCCTAGGTCAATAAAAATTTCCTCGCCGATTCGGGCGACGCGGTGAAAGATTTTATGGGTCGGTGCGGAGAGAGCTTGTCCGGTGAGGCGTTCTGTCAGTTGCCCGATCGCATCAGACGAACAATGCCGCCCAGTTTTCTCGTAAAACTCCGCCGCGAGCCAGCTTCTGAACCGAGGGTCTTTGAGGGAAATCGACTCTTTGTGGCTGTTGATTGGGATGTCAATCATCCCGATTCTATCTTCGGTCTGCCAGACCGGAGCAGAAGCCACGATCGCCGACAGCCGATCGATATTTGCAGTCTTGGCCTCAGCAGCGGGGAGATTTTCGATCGGGGGAACGGCTTTCTCTAGTATGTACTCTAGCCAGTTCTTAGCGCCCAGCCCTTTCAGATACAGCGCGTCGTCGATGCCCTTGCCGATCGCCTCATCCCAGCCCACTGCCAGCGGTACGCAGTCCATAGCTTCGATCGCCGCTCCCAAGTCCACGGCCTGTTTTCGCACGGCTTTGCGGGTCGTCTCCTTGCTGTCCTGGTCGAAGATGATGTAGACAGTTTGGTCGGGTTGGAGGAGTTGGGCGATCAGGGGATGCAGATGTTTCGATCCCTTCTGATGCCACTGCGTGATGCCACGAATGGCGACGGCGGCGACACCATGGGCAATTAAAGATTTTGCCTTTTTAAGTCCTTCACAAACTGCAACTGGGCCACCAACGGATTGGTGCCATAGCCAGAAAGTTGGGTCGGTTGAACGCAAAGCTCGGTCAATTCTTCCGCCAGAAGGTTCGTTAAGTTCGCCGAAAGAAGTCCTGGAGAGCACATCGGCAATATCTGGCGAAAGTACTGAATTAACGCTAGACGATCCTGACGGTTGACGATCGCTATCAGGTTCTTCCTGCGCCGCCTGCTCTCTAGCGATAAAGGTTTGAAACCTTTCGACATAACTGTTCTCCGCTTGATTTGAAATGTTTGCTGCAATTTGTAGACCAAACTCCCAAGTAACCCAGGGCAAAAGTGGAGTTGCCTCGGATTTGGGTGGGGTCTCATACTTGATAAGCTTAGTTTTCCCGGGAACTGAATCGTCCTCACGGGGCTTGTTGGGCTTAAAGAGTGGAACCGTCGCCGGGGTGCCGTCCATATTGCAGCCAAAGAAAATCCAGCCACCCTGTACGATCGCCCCGCCCTGGTCGCTGTGAGTCCACTTTCGCCACTGCTCTTTCCCTCGCCCTAGGTCAAAACCTTTAGAGGTGGTATCGAGCGGCTTAAAAAGTTTTGCCGCGTCACGTCCCTCAACGAATTGTACGTTTGCGAGGGTTAACCGATCGGGGATTGCAGACTTACGAAATTCTTCCAAATCCTTATCCCGTGCTATAATGGGCCGATCGGTTGTCAGATTTTCGGTTGGGGATAGTCCGTTATTGGTAAGCATAATCACAAATCCTTTGAAGCGGTTCTGGCCGCTTTTTTATTGGGTTTACGTTGGGGCTTGGATTGATGCCTAATTCCCACTTGCCAGCGGATCTGATGCGAAACATCGTCCGCGCAGAGAGTTGCGTTTCTTTAGCCAGTTGACGGGCATTGACGAGCCTCATGCTGCGTCCTCCCAGGTTCCGAGTTGGTTAGCGGCGATCGTGACCTTGCTCTCAAAATATTCACGGGTATCGTCCTGCCGGATGCCGTCACAAATGCCCTCATAATCCTGGGGCGTGATCGTACTGCTGTGGGTATAGCCACAAGAGCTAAGGTAGGCTTTGACGGCCTCAACGGACCAACCATGAGACCGCACTAGGGCGACGAAGGCCGATCGTTGTTGGTCGGTGATGATGCGTGGGTCAATCTTTTTGCTGTTGCTGGGAGCTGGGAGTGTGGGGCGTCTGGGGGCTTCGATAGGTCGGGATGCCTCATGACCCTCTAAGCGATCGATAATCCCCTGAACCAGCACGGGCCAGTCTGCTTCTTCGTCGTAGGGCGCGAAGATAAACTCTCCATCGATCGCAACTTTGGCAAATAGGACTTGCTCGGTATCGCCAGCTTCAGGGACGATCGTGATGGGCTGCGTAAAGTCTTCGATCGTGGCTAGGGCGCTGATTAATCCTTTGGCCGTCACGGTGTTGAGGCCAATCTGAATTTTGTAATATCGATCGCACCGCATGGATAGTTCAATCTTGGGGTCTGATTTACCTCGGAATTCCTTGAAGTTAATTTCTACTTTTGTCAAAACGCCTGTGAGTGCCCCATGGTCGATCGGGATGGGATTGTTGGTGATATGGCTCCAGAAATACCAGAGGCTCGGTGGATACTGACGGTTGAGATAGATGTACTGGGGTCGTGGGCTGGGTCCGAAGCCGAGTGCGGTCATGATTGGTGTGTCCTAAATTGTGAAATGGGTTCGGGTTCAATTGGGAAAAGTGAGACCTGTAAAATCGGTGGATCCGCTTTCTCTCGGTAAAGCTCTTGCAGATCGGCGAGCGCTGTTTCCAGCAAACGGATCCGATCGGTGGCTTGGGCAGTGGTGAGTCTTCCTGTGGCCGTCCAGGAGGGCAAAAGTTTTTTCCGCATTTCCAGCTCTCGTTTGAGTTCGGAAATGACTTCGTATTTGCTGTAATCCCGATCGCGTAACAATTCTTTTTCAAGTGGCCTCATGGCTCGGAACCTTCCCCAAATACTTAGATTTTTTAATAGCGCCTTGCCTCCAGCGGAGATATCTAAAAGGCCCATAGCGCTTACCTTTTGAGGTTTTGTAGGTGATTTCGATCCAGCCGTCAGCCGATCGCTTGGCCTTGGGTTTGGGCCGCCGCCTCGATCGTTCGTCGTCGAGTTCAATGACGGGCGGCGGCTCGGTGGCGATCAACAAAGCATCGATCGCCGCCTTCAGTTCCAGCAAGTCGTCACGGGCAAGTGTCGCAGCGCTTTGAATGAGCAGGTCTGTGGGCGAGGTCTGACGGGCGTTAAGCATGGCCACAACCTCGCTGCGCTTTGAGGAGGTCGATCGCGGCTTGCTGTTCCCTTAACTGGGGGTAGCAAGCAAATTCGGCGTAGAGATGGCGGCTGATGGGGGTCCATCGATCGCATCCAAAATCATCAAATTCGGCTTTAAGTGGGATGCCACGGCCCACGGCAAGGATTGCGTCTTCGGGCCAGGTGGCGATCGGGAAATGATGCTCAATCCCGTTTTCGGTGTAGTAGGTGAGATGCCATCGACAGGCCGGGACAAAGGGTTTTGCCTTCCCTCTACGGGTATCTTTTCGTTGCTCGTGTAGAGAGAGAGTTGGATTCGATCGGCCTACGTCAATGGATAGATTTTCAGTTTCGATCGGTGGCGAAATTGTGATCTGAGTCACGATTAACCTCGTTGGATTCAGTAAGCAGTTTTCAACAAAAAGTATTTTTCAAAGACCGACTCCCAGAACAGAGTCGGCCTTTTTTATTGGTCTGGCAGGACGAGGCGGCGGGTGTTGGCGGCTTCGGTGATTAGCCGCTGACTGAGCAGGCGGGCGGTGTTGAGTGGGAGGCTGTAGTCTTGGCCGTTGATGGTCAAGACTAGGCTGCCGTCCCAGTGCGGGGCTAGGCTGAAGTCTTTGGGTCCGATCGGTTTAGGCGGTAAGGGATAGTTCATAGGACGATGTTTTTGTGGATACAGGGGCTATCGGGCTGTTGCTTGAGGGTTTCGATGTGGTCTAGACAGGCTTCGATTCCCTGTTTTATGGCGTTGGCCGTTTCGGGTTCGATGACGTAGATGTCTTCCCCAAACTGGATTTCAATGCGGCTATCAGGCTTCCTGAGCAAAATACTGAGGCCTAAAGGCTGTGTTTCCATTGCGTCTCCATAAAGTTTTAAGTAGACCGATCGCCCATCCCCTACCACAGGCAAGGAAACCGGGCGGATTGGTCATATTAAAACCCGCGCTAGATGCCCCCGGACTAGCCGATCGGCAACTATGGGGCAAAATTGAGGCAGCCGATCGGGGTTCGGACTGTAAATCAAAGCCCCGATCGGATGCTGTTTATTGGTCAACGATTTGCGCCGCCAACAAGTTAAACAATACGACATTGACGGCGTGTCGTCAATGTCGTATTATGAATATTAGGCAACACAAAAAAAGGAGAGATGTGCTGGTGTTGAGACTTTCAGAACTTGGATTCACCCAAGAATCTTTTGCTCAGAAGATAGGAGTCACCTTAAGAACGGTTCAGCGTTGGGTTGCAGGGACTCAGCTTCCAAGCCTGTCGCCACTCAAAACCCGTTTGATTTGCGAAACGCTTAATTGGTCCCTTGACGACCTTGTGGCGGCGTTTCCTGAAGCTGATGACTAAAACAAAACGCTTGAGTTCACGGCTCAGGCGTTTTGGATACGATTCAATTTTTGTAGTGGAAGGCGGGAGAATGAAACTCTCCCGCCCCATTACCTCCAAAACTACTCAAAGCCATTGGAGGCTTTTTAATTATGACCGAAACGATCGGAACCTATGGAATTAACCGCGAGGTAATAGTGCGCACCTATTCGGCTGGGGTCCATTTCGGGATTCTGTCTGAGCGTTCTGGCACCGAAGTTCTTTTAAAGGATGCGCGACGGATCCACTATTGGGAAGGCGCATTTACCTTAAGTGCGATCGCCCTGAACGGAGCGGGAGACGGGACTCGGTTGAGCCAGCCGCTGGAGTCGATTTTGTTGACCGAAGCGATCGAAATCATCCCCTGTTCAGAAGTGGGAGCTAAGTGGTTACGGGAGCGTAAGGCTTATGCGTAAAGCTCCGATCGGCGATGGCGCAGGCTATGGCTCTGGCTATGGCTATGGCTCTGGCTATGGCGATGGCGATGGCTCAGGCTCTGGCGATGGCTCAGGCTATGGCTTAGGCTATGGCTCAGGCTCTGGCTCAGGCTATGGCTCAGGCTATGGCTCAGGCTCTGGCTCTGGCTATGGCTCTGGCGATGGCGATGGCGATGGCTCTGGCTCAGGCTATGGCTCAGGCGATGGCGATGGCTATGGCGATGGCTCTGGCGATGGCGATGGCGATGGCTCTGGCTCTGGCTATGGCTCTGGCTATGGCTCAGGCTATGGCTCTGGCTCAGGCTCAGGCGATGGCGATGGCTCTGGCGATGAATATGAAGATGAAGAGGTTGACTCATGACTGACCAAAGACCTTTAAGGCCGATCGGATCGGTCCCGGCATTTCCGAATGACCAGGGCTTGCGGATCGCCGATCGGGTAGGCATGAGTAAGCGGGAGCATTTTGCTGTGCTGCTTCTGGCTGGGATGAATGCAAATCCTGAAAAGGCCACGGCTACCCATCTAATGATTGAAGATGCGATGCTTCAGGCTGACCTATTGATTGAGGTTTTGGGCAAGGCCGATCGGACCAGAACCCTAAGCCCAGAACCGCCAAAAACCTGAAAAAAGTCAAAAACCAACTCCGACACGTCGGAGCTTTGAAACCCTTACGGTGACTGAAAAATGCAAAAAACTCCGACACGTCGGAGTATTAAAAACGATACTCCGCCCAACGAATTAACCATCCCCCTGGGTTCGTTAAAAAAAGCGATCGAGCAGGAAATAGAGCGAGAAATCCCGCGTTCTACTTGGAGCGATTGGTGCCGTCGGACTATCGGAACCGAACTCAACGCCACCCAAAAACGCCCGATCGACCTATCCCAAGCGGCAACGCTGTGGACGATCGCCGGACTCTCCAGCTATCAAGCCCGATCGTACTCATCCCCCGTCTTTAAACGCCTCTATCCCGAATGCCTATCCCGAATAAAGGAGCTATTCAATGTCTGACATCATCCCCCAAACGCCCTCAAAACTAGCCCGCAAGGCCCGATCGAAACGGGCCAGTCAAGACATCACCTTTAACGCCCCCCAAGCCGCCGAGGACCCACAGACAGAGCTAGACACGCAGGTCGCCGCGATCGAAAGCTCCAAACGCACCCTCGGCCTCAACGTCGCCCTGACGTTGACCGAAGCCTCCCAGCGGGGATTTGTCCAAGGACTACAGGAAGGACTCAAGGCGGGAGCGGGAGCCGAGGCCAGCTTTTTTTCAAACTGCATTAGTACAGCAGGCACAACTCTCCTCTGAACTGAACCGCTGTATCAAGCCCCGCTCAAAGCTTCACTGGTATGCCCTTGTCCCACTAACCACCCTCTTAGTCATAGGAATCATTTATCATGCCTTCCAACGGCCTACCGGACGCATGGACTACGGAGAACACCCCCGTCTCCACGATGTTCAACCCATCGACTACCACTAGCCCCATCGTCCCCACGAAAAGCCAATCACTCGCCGCTCGGCCCACCCGTATCCATCTGCCCACACTCCCCGCCCAGATTCAAAATTCAGGGACGGGGAGTATTTCGATCGTCGCCACCCCTGACGAATTCGCCAACCTAATCTCCGCCCTGAACCGGGCCACCGGACAGCATCAGCCGCAAGTCAGGCTCACCCAAGACCCGATCGCCCTAGGGCTGATTGGATTTGGGTTAGTTTGTTTGACCGGGATAGGAGGCTATGCGATCGCCTCTATGTCGGCGCAATCCCCAGCGGCTCAGCAAAAAGCCGAACTCGATCGGATAGAACGAATATCAGCCAGAGAATCAGCCGCCACTCGCAAAATTGCCGAGAAAGCCGCCGAGAACCGTAGCATTTGTGTCTTTAGTCTTAGTTGCCCAGGAGGGAAATAAATGAGTAGTGCGATCGAATTAGTAAGTAGATTCTTTGGATACGGATCCGCCATAACCAAATCCACCTTCGGCGACGGCGCTGGGATGTCGGGTCTGGGACAAATCGACGGAGAATTTCGCGGTCGGCTGAATGAATTTAGAAATATTTCCTTCAGCTCCACCAACCCAGAAGTCGCCATCCAAGACGAACGGGACGCTGCACAATTGATGGCATCCGCCGATGTGTACTCGTCTCGGCTCCGCAGTAATCAGAAAAAGGTTGGAGCCTATGCCAAAGCCGCAGTCGCAAGGCTGAATCACGACGTAGCCATTAACCAAGCCAACTCCCAGCTAGTCGCAGCCCAGACCCGATCCGTTGCCAGTCACGCCCGAATCGGCTTCAAAAATAGCGTTGCCACCGCAGGCGCACAGGGAACAGTCGCAGGTTACACAGGCGAAAACAAAAACGTTTTTGATTTTTAAGTCATGGTCCCACTGCAATATTTCTCCATCGGATTATCAGCGTTCTCAGGAGCGCTGTTTTTTGGATTTCTCAGCGCCGCAATGCCCAATCTCAACGGGCTTCATCTGATTGCTACCGTCGTTGTTGTGGGCATCTTTGCCGCCACAGGCTTAACCCAGAGCCGATCGTACATCTCCTACAACCGTGGCCTAAATCCGATTTTGGTTAATTTTGGACTGTGTGCCCTGGTCACGATCGTCCTCTACTGGACCATCATCGGCGTCGGACACTGGACCTACACCCCCACAATTCCACTGGAGGATAGCTATGAATCCGTCCTTTGACCAACTAAAACAGACCTACCAGATTGGAGAAGGTGTCACCGCCGAAGCCGATCGTCGTCAGAAGGTCGCGATCGGCCTCATCGTCGCCGGAGTCGTGAGTTTAGGCGGCGTTTTCGCCTTCCGCGACTCAGCCCCCAACTGGCTAAAGGCTGGGCTATATGTCGGGGCGATCGGCTGTCCACTCGCCGGAGCCTACTCCATTCGCCGGGACACAACCCTGCAACGGATGGGGCAGCAATTTGACCAGGCCAGTCGTCAGCATCTCGCCGCAGACTTGAACATCTCGCATGAGACAACCATGCGAGGCAAAGAGGCCCAAGGTTGGATGAAGTCCCTAGAGATTGTCTCAAGGCTTCCTGAATCCATGCAATTTGGGGCACTCAGGCGCTGGAACTTGCTAGACCTAGTGAATCCCCAAGAAGAGACGATCGCTGTCGATGCTGAGGTGGTTGCCGAGGGGCTAGACATCCCGGCTAGATTGATGGCCCAGGCGACATTAGAACAAACCATCAGCGATCGGGCATCGGAAGAATTGGCGATCGATTGGTTCGGCCAATGGGCGAAACGGTGTGGCGCGATCGTGGGCGAGACCAAAGACGGGAAATCGTTCCTGCTGACCAATATCGTCCTGGCCGGGTTCATCCGCGAGCATGGCGATCGGGGTTCAGTTTGGATTTGTGACCCAGACTACGGGAGTTCGCACGATGATTCACCGCCCAACACTTGGCTAGACCTAGAAGTTGGGCGTCACGTCTTTATCAAGTCCACGGACTGCTTCAGTGTCCTTGTGAAAATTTCTAAACTGGTAGACGATCGGGCTGGTGCAACGGCAAAAGCTTTATCGAAAAAAGAACAGAAGCCACAATTTGATCCAGCGCTTTTCATTATGGATGAAGTTCCTGCACTCATGGGGATGTGGACGGAAGCGGAACAGAAAGAAGCTGTAAGGGCAATCGCTAACATCCTGCGACGTGGATTAAAACAGAAAGTGACATTCAAAATCGGAACGCAAACACTCGCCGTAGGTTCGCTGTGCATCCCTAAAAACATACTGCAACAGCTTGAGATTGTATTGCTTTGGAGAGCGGCCCAGATGTCTGACAACTACGTTAACATCGGCCTACAACCAGGCAAGGCTGGGGCGATCGTAGACGAAGTTTCGCTCTATCCCCAGAAGACAGGCGATCGGTATGTCTGCGTCAGATTCGCTGATAAAAAACTGCAAATCTCAGGAATTCCGATCGTGGCTCCCGTCGTCGTCAATGGTCCCGAATCTCCCCGTCCTGCGGAGAACCCAGTGGTGGCAGCAGATGAACAAGTTCAGGGTGACTATCTAGCCCTGCTAAAAATCTTCGTGACCAAGAATCCAGGTGCAGATATTGCCCTAGTCCGTGAATTCACCAGACTGACCGGGAAGGGCTTGAGTGGAGAGCATCTTGCAGAGCTGAAACATGTTTTGAGGAATATGCCATGACCGATCGTTATGGCGAACATTGGGACCGACCATTTCTCTTCTTGGCTCACACAGCCACAGGCGGAAAATGTTGTTGGTGTTTGATTCGGAATTCTGAGCAGGTTCACCATGCCTGTTATAGGGACAGAGACGGGCCAATCAAAGACCGTGAAGTACCCGGTATTCATGTTTTTCCAGTTTGTAAAAATTGCCATAGCAAAAGCAATCCAAATGGGTGTCATTCGTCAACACACTGGGTAACGAATCAAGCCGATCGGAACCGAAACACCGATGCCGCGAAATCCAGGCTAGTGCTAGGCTACAAACTTCTCTCGCAAAGGTAGACATCATGGATATCAATGACCTTCTTAACGCCCTAAATATTGACAGTGAATCGATCGACCCACTTGATTTAGAGTATGCGATCGGCACTCTTCGCCAATCTCAACAGATTAACAATATGCTCAATTTGCAAGAAGCCATGAACCTAAAACAAGAGGCGATCGATCGGGAAAACAATCCCGGTCTAGCAAATTTCTACGCAGCTTTAGCCCAGGCTCGAATTGAAGGTACAGCCAGCATTTTTCAGTAATATTTGCGGGGCATTTCAAAGATTCAATCTTGAGAATGCCCCGCAAATAAATGGCTCCTCAAAATCAATGAAATCGAATTGAGCCGATCGCTTAACCCTCAAAATGCCCCGCAAACCTTATGACGATCGACGACCAACGCACCCGCCAACGCCAAGCGCAACAGCAAGCAATCGAACAGCGACGATCGGCCAACGGCGTGAGTAGAATTGGAAACCGAGACACCGAGACCGGGAAATACAGCGTCATCGGCCCAGACGGAAGCAGTCGCCGCGACGGAATCAAAATCTTTAGCGCCCAGGTCGAACCCGGCACACCTGTACTCAGCACCGATCGCACCGATGGACTGAGGACGATCGACAGCCTCAAAGGAGCCGAAGCCCCCAACACCCCACAGCCCCTCGCCCCCGCAAAGCTCTACCGAGAGGGCCGCGTCTTCGAGATTCCCGAACCCAAGAAAGGCACCAAAGGCCCGATTCATATCCTCTTTTTTGACGACGGTAGATTTTGGGTTGGTGGACATCAGGACGACTCAGAAGAAGTACTCTTACCGATCGTCGCAGGCAACCCAATCTGGACCTATGACTTCTGGGCCGACAGCTCAGGCTGGATTGTCACGAGACGATCGACATCCGGAACGATTAGTAGCGTGGACTCAGAGGGAGCCGTCTACAACTCGCCCGCATCACCGGACAATTTCCCGATCGGTGCAGTCGCTGGAGGCTCTGGCTATGTGGGATTTGGAACCACAATCCTACGAGACAACACGTCACCCAATCAATTCCAGGGCGCTGGAAACTCCTACGTCTGGAAGGCTGGGCAATGGGCCTTTAACCGATCGGCCTTCACCATCCCGACGAATGGGGACAATTGGAGCTACTCGGTCAACCTCCCACGAGCCTTTTTCCCTGGGACTGCAATCCTTTCCAAAACAAATGACTTTGCCGATATTGGCTTCTCAAACACAGGCGATGCCTATACTCGGTATTGGTCCACAATCAAGGTCGATCGGACCTCAGTGATATTGAGATATGACTCTGAGGACTACATGACTGGGGACTATTCTGGATACTTTGAACAGCTAAACCAAACGACCCCACCAACGCCAACAACCCAATTTTATCCATACCTCTTCAATGATTTTCTAGGGACGGTCACAACCCCTGTTCAGAATCTGCCCAGCGGCATGTACACCGAGGGTCAATTCACCAACATCACCAGCAGCTTCACTCAACTCAACAACCTCAAATCAGGCCCAGGACTCATCACCATCACCGTCACCGGACTCGATCGCATCACCACCAATCAAACAGTCGAAGCCGCCAAAATCCCAGCCACCGCCGCCATTATTACAGCAGTCACAACCATCAACTAAGCCAATCCGCCACGATCGCCGCAATCTCAGTCCGATCGGCTGCGCTCACCCCCAAAAAAGGCCGAGGCGGAATCGTCCCACCGCGCCCCGTCTTCCCACCGAGCTGCTGAATCGGCGCATAGATTCGGTTACTGCCCACCGTCACCGATACCGCATCCGCCCGGTACGCGATCGTATCCCGCAATATCCCTGAGTACGTCAAAATCCCCTTCAACGCCCGCGAACTCTTCGCCTTACGTCTGGCATAGTTGGGGGTCAAAGGTGTCCACGATCGGCCCTCCGGGTCTTTCTGGCCATCAAACCGATCGCGGGCGCTGAGCAGCATGTACTCCCCGATATCCGCCATCGGTTGACGCAGATCCCCCATACGAGTGACCAGGGCATCGATCGCGCTTTGGAGTTGAGTATCTTCGACAATGATTTGGGCCATGATTGCTCCAAAGTTTGCGGGGCATTTTGACAGATTACGGTGCGAAATGCCCCGCAAACTTTTAGGCGGGTTTCGGCTCTGGTTTGACTTTTGGGGTTGGTGCTTGGCCGTTTGCGATGATGTCCGCTGCACTTGAACCATCGGTGCAAATCACGCCGATCTCGTCCAGTGCTTCGATCGCTTTTTGTAGTTCTTTTTGTTCTGGGGTCATGGGAATCTCTCCATCAGTTTTTTTGCAGCATCCGGTCGCAGAACCATCCGATCGCCCTCACCTATGAACCCAAGCTTCTGATAAAAACCAACGACATCAGGGCTAGGACTCAAACGGATTCTGCCCTCATATCCTAACTCGATGCTTTCCCTCACGACATCAGCAATTAGACGACTTCCTGCCCCTTTTAGCTGCTGACCTGTCATGGCCATTCCACGTAGATTCCATGGGGCTGAAACCAAGTGATTCAAAACTAAAGCATCATTCGTATTGGTCACGATCGCCATCGCTTGCAAGTCTCCTAGCCCATCAACCACCCCACGAAAAAGCTCAGGCCGAGCCGTGCCAATTTCATCAATCACACTGTACAACCCATCGGATCGGGGCAAATCTGGCGACGCTGCTGCGCTAGCCACCCGATCGCGAATCGCCTGCATCTGGGCCTTTTCAACGTCCCCAAATTCCTGGCTAAATCTAAGTGAAGCAAACCTCGCCTCTTGCTCGACGGCGACGGCTAACGCAGGCTGAAGTCGTTGGGTGATACTGACCAAGAGCTTACGTCGCTGCTCTGGGTTGCTGCGCCCATGACCACCACCCCACCCCGGATCAGGCTCGACAGGGATGCCCTTATATTCAGTTCCGATCGCCGGAGCCTTTTCTACCTTCAGCCCCAATCGCTCAACATCCCGATCGCTCAACGCAAAAACTTGGCAAAGACATCCATATCCCACTGGAGGATTGCCCATGGTCTGCCAGAAGGGATCGTCCAGGCTAAATACTTTACGATCGAGGGCAATATGTAGCGGTCTTGGGTCACGGCTGCCGCCATGTCGCCACTGCAAATAGGGGCGCTTGGCCTTAGTCTGCTGAATCTGTTCCCACCGTCCCCCCTCGTAGGCCGTGCGGAGATTGGTGTTGTAAATGGTATTGGTTCTCCAGTCCCGATCGCCGCTATAGCTCCACCCTCGACTCTGCACAATCCGATCGAAATCTTTTCTAAACTCTTGCAGCGTCGTCCCTTGTTCGATCGCCTTCTCCACCGCGTCCCGCATATCCTGCAACAGCGCCCCCTTCGCCCCGGCCACCGCGAAGGCTACGTCGTAGTCGAGGCCCTGCAAATCCCGCCACGAATCCGTATCGATATTCTGCTTAGTGGCAAAGTAATCGATCGCCTCTTGAAATGGAAGTTGTTGCCACGGGTAACTAGGCATCGCCTTCTAAACTCCCCGCAATGCTCGCGGCCAAGACTGCATCGCCCATAATATCCCGCAACCGATCGCCCTTCAGGTCGGGGTACAGCGTCAGCAGGGTCTCGCTGAAACTGGCCAGGTCTCCGGCGCTGTCGAGTAGCCCCGATATTTGGCTCACCCACCCATCTACCTCTTTGCCTGCTGTGGTGCGGAGGCGATCGGTGTAGAAATCAACGGTGTCCGGTTCTTCAAAGTCCGTAGACTCCGTAAAGTCTACGGAGTCTGTTGCGTTCACTGGACCCTTTTCAAAATAGCCGTCCTGGTACGTACAGACAAACGATCGCTTTTGGGTGGTGTAGTAAGCCGTCCAGGTTTTGTCACCGGGAATCTCCAACTTCGTTACCACCGCGTCATCCTCCAATTGGTCTCGGAGGATGGCTTGTACGATCGTCTTGAGTTGTTCGGGAGTGGGGGATTTAGGTAGATTCATTTTTAAATCAGGTACGAGATCGAACCCAGCATCATTCCATGGTACTTGGTGCTTTCTTCCTCAGTGATGCCTTCCGCTTTTATCCTTGAGTCAAAGGCTTCTAGAGTCTCATCTTCGGTCAGACCCGCGTCATCAGCCTTTTCCGCTTCCTCATGAAAAATTGTCATAAATTGTTCAAACGTCATAATTTTTTCTTCCTTGAAGCCCTAGCTTCAGAGTATTGATTGGCTTCGTTTTCATTTAATGGCACAATCTTCCCACCTTTGACAACCCCATACTGCGATCCCTCTTCGTCAAGCGGACCAAACCCCGCCCTCGAATAGATGGAGACTCGTCCACTCGCTGCACTATCCCCTTGTGATGGATTGTTGTGGACAATCAAACCATCCGGCAACCCTTTAACCCAATCTCTCGCTTCTTTCAAAACAGCCAATGCCACTCTTTTGTTATGAGCTTTTTCAGCACCCGTTACAGGGTCTTCTCTTTCGTACTCTCCATCAACAGCAAACGCGATCGTAAACACGGTCAAACCCAGCGTTTTTTGGTAGTAAATTCCACCAAGCGAGACTTCGCTATCTTTTTCTGGACCGTTTACAACAAAATCCCGGTCATCAAAATTAAATCTTTCTTGATCGAAAGGTTCTGGCAAATCGCCTGATTGAATGCGATCGGCGATCGACTGAGGCTTTGCAGGTTCAAGAGTGGTTGCTTGCTCTGTCTCAAGATTAGCCTGAGCCGCCGTATAATCCGAAGCCTCCTTTGCTGCTCCCGTCACAGGAACCCTACACTTCTTCGTCAAACTAACGCAGCTCCCCTTTCCAGTCTTCCCAATACAGAGGTGAGACTTCGCCGGGTTACATTTCTTGTCCGCAAACTCCACCTCAGCAAAAGCAGAATTTGCAGCCGCGTCTGGGGGTAGAGCGGCCGTATCCGCATCAAACAACTGATCCAAACCAGGCTCTGCCGCCGCCTGTTCGGGAATCATCAACTCCGCCTCATTTGCCCCAATCCCAAACACCGCCGTTAACGTCGCGATCGCATTCGCCCGTTTTAACCCCATCTGTCCAATCTGCTGCAAGAAACCCACCAGCGCAGTCGTCCCATCCACACCCAAGACACTCACCAAAGGCGGCTTATCAAGGGCCTCATCCTTAAGCTGGGACGGATCGTAATAGCCCTCGCCATAGACCTCAACAACCTTTTCTGGGGTGAGCTTAAAGCCCATATCGAACAACACCCGATCGCGATCGGCCACTGCCTTCAAATCCTCAGCCGGATCAATCTTTCTCCAAACCTTGGGATAGGCAGCGCCGGGATAATTCCAATCCACCAGCCACCGCACGATCGATCGATTAAACGACCCGCACAGCAAATCCGCATCGCGCTTAATCAGCCGCGCCGCAACGCCCTCATGCACCTGGGCCTGAGACAAGGACGACCCACTATCCGTCGTCATCGTCTGCGACAGAATAGTCTTACTAATCGCCGCATCCATCAACTCCCAGAGCTTCACATAGTCCGCAGTCCCAGATCTGCCCGCCTCCAAGAAATCAATCACAGTCCCTTGGGGCACCTTCAACGCCGACGCCGATGCCATGCGATAGGCCGATTGCAACAGCCTATCCTGCTCATCCTTGGGCATTCCAGACGGATATTCCACCTTCACGGTCGGCTGGGAAAACTTCTCCAAAAACCTCAGCCAGAACTTCATATCATTGCGTTTGAAGAAAACGGGCCAGTAGAGGTTGTGACCTAGCCCGCGTCCGTAGGGTTCATCGTGATTATCGCCCCCACTTCGCAACACCCAAAACTTCCGATCGGGCATCGTCTCACCCTGCAACATATCGCCCCACACAATCAATCTCAGGGAGCGATCGGGTGCAAACTTAAACCGCCGACGATTCCGCACCCGAATGCCATCGCGAGTATCATCAAACCCAATATTCTGCCCATCTCGCATCCACAGACATTCCGCCACCCCAAAGCCGTAATGGATGGCGTAGAGTTGCTTTTCACAAATGTCGTCCCAATTAATCCCGCTAAGCTGCTCTCTCACAAAGTCAGCCGCCTTAATATCAAGGCGCTTCTTCCCACCGGGAATCACATCCGTTTCACAGCCAATAAAAGCACTAAACCGTTGCTGGTAGCCGCTCTCAATCTGCGTATCCGTCAATTCCTGTTCATAGACGAGCAAATCGCCCCCACCTTTAGTCTCCAAAATCTCATCTTGACTCTCCAGCAAGGGAGCCAACCAGGGCCGAGTAATATCGCGGCCATCTGCGATCGATGCAATTTCGTCAAAGGTGGGACGATCCAAAGTTAGGCACCAAAATCAGGCCCACTTAACCTAGCGAAAGCCACGGCTTCTATCTAGCCTGAACAAGTGACGATCGCATAATCTTCAATATTCTCAGGGACAGGCTCCCTAAAATTCAGATACACCTCACTCCAGGGTGTCGGCCCAATCCCCACCCGATCGCACACCGAAGCCATGATGCTATCGCAGTGATAGACGGGGGGCCCTGGAACTTCACCGGGCAATAAAAAACGACCATAGCGATCGTACTTGTATCGATCGGCCAAATAGCATTCATCCTGCAATAGCCAAGACTGCAAAATCCGCTCGACGGCGACGGGCCTAAACCCCCAAAAACCCCCGCGCAACAGGGGATGCTTAGCACCCACAGGCTTAGACCAATGCCCAAACCAATCCGCATCCGGCCAATGCGTGGGCAGCCGCTTAAACGTAATATCCGGTTCGACTTTAAAAAATAAATCACAGTTCCTAGGGCAAGTATTCAGGATTCGCTCAATCCATGCCCCACCGTCCTTAGACTTAAGGTGAGAATTTCCCGTTTGAGCTAACGGCGACCTTCCGTCAGGTACAAATGCGATCGTGGCCTGGGGAAATAAAGCCTTGATTTGATTGACCAAAGGCGCGACATTAGGCCAGTCACCAGACCAATAGCAAATCGAAAAATGTAAATTCATGGATTAATTCAATAATGAAACATTAATCGTGACCCCACCCGTGTCATTCGCTGCGATCGTCCGCGTTACCCCATCAGAGGCGTAAACCATGCCACTCCCACCCGAATCACCAGGGATAGAAATACCGTCCCAAAGGATGGCCCAGGCTGAGTAATTCAGGGCTGTAGAACCGATCGTCCACATCGCGACGATTGGAGGTTTGGTCGCCGATGATGGCCCGATTTGACCTGATGAAAATGCAATAGGTTTTCGTTCGTAGCCGAGGACGACGCTCGGCTTAATTTCATGGCGAACAATTTGTGCGATCGGTGCTTTTGCATCTAACGGCTGCTCCAAAATATTGAGTGGAAGCGCCCCACCGTCTGTGATGTCCACGGAATACGAGTTGTAATTATCTGAGGCGATCGCATCCGCCAACGTCAAGCACAATCCAATCTCTCCATCACTGTTGCCAAGAATCACAAAATAATCCTGCGTCGCAACCAAAGGCGAGGGCAAAATCCCGCCTGAACCTGCGCTAACTCTGACTTTTGAGCCAACAGGAAAATGATCGATTCCCCCATCCATTGTCACGGTATTATTTGCCGCACTCACACTCTCCACCGCGATCGTCCGCAGCCCCGGTTCAATCAAAATCAAATGTCCAGCAATACTATTTGAGGGTATGCCATTATCCAAAATGTTTTTAAGTAAGGTCGGGCTAGCTTGTCCAGTAATCGTCATCGTTCAGCTTCCGTTGTTGATTATGGTTTCAGTAAAAAAGAACTCAATACTAGGTTCAAAATTTGAATTGACTGGCCCGATCGGTTGAATGGGGGTGAATTCAAATCTAACCTTTGGCATCACATTCATTTTGATAGGAATCTGCTCTTTAAATTCAAAGAGTAGATTCAATCGAATCAAATCAAGGTCAGCTTCCTGAAATCGAAATTCGATCGTAGGCCGCAACGCAACATCAAATTCCAAAGACGCAATACTCGTCACCACCGGAACAGCACTCTCCAACATCACCACCCTGGTTAATGCAAGCGTTCCATCGGTCGCCGCGATCGTAATCGGTCCACTAAATGAACCCACCGGAACGCCCACTAATTCAGCGATTCGACTGTCAACCGGATCGGCAATGATTGTCAACCCAGGGACGATCGGACTCATGGTGTAAACCCAACCCATCACACACCTCCCACAACGATCGGAATATTAACCGGAGCGCCAACCGGACTGACAATATTCGGCGGCACCGATATTGATGCCTGACCATACTCAAAAACTGGATAAGGTGCCGCCTCAGCAATGACAGTCGCCAATGTCCCAATGCGGCCACCGCTGAATGAGAACTCTGCAAACCCCTCAGAGAACGCCACGATCGGACCCTCACCCCAAAATTCACCATCATGACAGAGTATCCGAAAGGCGGGCGGGCAACTAGCCTGAAGCCACTCAAGGGGAATCGGCATAGAGACTTGCACCGCGCTCCGTCGTCCCTGCTCCCTCAATGCAATCTGCTGAGCCAAATTCGTCGCATGTCCCGGCGTTGGAATAAAGCCCACCTCTTCAATCAACGGCCTCGGAATCAATGGAGTCCAGTTCGGGGTAGTGACGATCGCCTCTCCCTTCACGACCTCAGTTTTTAAGGGTTTTTGGGGGACAGGTTGAGCGTCTTCTAGTTCTGGAGGCTTTTCAAAGCATCTCGGTTTGCCTGTAAGAGGGTCAATTTCCCCCCCATGGTCAGGCTTTTGAGCGACACGTTGATTGGTCAAAACTTCCCTTGGAGCAGCATATAAATTTAAAGAGGTGCCCGACGACGGAAAAATGATGCCAAACGGGATATATTCAGCCCGGACAAATGGCGTTTCAACAATCGCCTTACTAACGACAAGATTGGCGCTAGTCCCCGATTTTGGAAACACTTTCCCAAAGGGTTCTTCAATTATCGTCAACGTTTTAATCGGCGTGTTTGCGTCGAAGTCTTTTGTATTGAGCGAAGTTGCCGTATTCAAATCACTGCCTACGTCAAAGGGGAGTGACCATCCGATCGTACTAATTCCTGTATCAGCCTTGTTATAAGCATACTGGATCGTTTTCCTCATGGAAATTACTGGGTTTGTACTGGTCCCCGATTTGGGGAACACTTTTCCAAAAGGTTCAAATTGTTCGGTGGTGACGCGCTTTGGTCTGCCCTTACTATCCGCCGCTGGATTTGGATCGGCAGGACAATCCGGCACATCATCCAAGACTTGACGGCTACCCGTGACAATGACTTTAGGCGCTGCGAAATGGATTGCGTCCAAGTCCGGTTCCCATTCCACCTGCCCGATCGATCGGCTAAACAGAATTGCATGATCACTGGGCTTTCCACTAAACACCGTCGTCGATTCGGCCTGTGTGACGGTTAGCCACTGCCAGTTCACACCCGCTAATTTTTGGGCATCGGCGATCGGGTCACGGGTGATGAGTGGCGATTGAATCACGCCAGTGATAGCCGTGTTTGAAATGGCTAATGTCGGGGTGAGATTGGCCAGGGCATAGGCCGATTTGAGCAACTCTTCGATCGCCCGGTTCAAGGGAAGGCCGTCGCCGGGGATGGTCACTTCAGGTTCTGCTGAGGGCCGATCGCCCCCAATCAATTCAAGTATCTGAACCAGTCGTCCCCGTCCGGTCCGCGTCTGCGCATCGTAGACATAGTTTTCAATTCTCAGGGGTGGCAACGGATAGCTATTGAGTTTGATATTGATTTGGGCTTGCCCTGGTCTCCAACGGCCTGGAGTATAGAGCGGGTCAAAGTCACCTTCAGTCAGTCCTTGCCTCATTGCAATCCGGTTGTAATCTAATTCAAAATCACCACTCCACAGCGCCGGACCATTGATTTCTAAAGGTCCACAATTAAGCCCGAAGCTGCGCAAAAAATCCGACGCATCAAAGGCACCCACCTTAAATTTATAACTGGGGATTTTATAGTTGAGTCTCATCGCGGTTTTTGGCTAGAGTATCCATTTAATCCGATCGTCTGACTGGGAATCGTCAATGGTGGAATGGCTTTAGGGGCTGAATTAGTGATCCAATTTTGCCGAATCATGCCGCCGTCTGACATCATTAATCGTCGATCGCCCGTCGTCGGATCCCGATCGGTATAGGTGGCGAGTTGCCCCGCACAGCAAGACTTTCGATTGCCGATCGTTTGGGCTTGCACCTGTTGTTGGGTGACTCGATAGGTGCTGATGATTTTTGTTCTAGGGCCAAACGGATCGCTCAAAATCAAACCTCTTTACTTAATTTAAATTGCAATTTCCACAGGTCGATCGTCGTCGCTGGAGTCGCATATCGTCCATCCACATCGATCCAAACTGTCGCTGCCCCTGTGCCTGAAAAATTATCGGTAAAAGTTACAGGGACAGGTGACGTTGATTGCACTGACAGCAGCGCCTCAAACAAATTGAGCTGCGGCGTTTTGCAACTCAAATTAAACTCCCATTCGGGCTGAGCGGGATATCGATCGCCCTTAACCCGAATTCCCCCCGATCGGGACCGCCCATCGGAAGCAGGAAACCCGACTAGCGATCGGCTGTAGGGGTCTGTTTGAAACTGGGCCAAAATCAACGCGTCTGGCACTAGGGGATGGGCGAGGATGATGTGTTTTTGGGCGATCGGGTACGGGTTCGTCGGCGTCGTCCCCACCCAGGAAACGTAGCTCATAATTTATTCCTCAATAGCGATCGTTGCAGCTTGGCAAACTTGTCAAAGCTCCCTGAATCAGGAGCCTCAAAAGTTGCGTTCATTTGCGAAACAGGTTGACGATCGCCTACCAATTTTCGCAACGCCTGCAACTCAGCAACGATCGCGTTTTGGCCCATGCTCACGGTCGAGTTTTGGGAGACGGCGATCGTGGGGGGACTCATGCCACCGATCGATTGGGCCGCTTGAAATGCACTCAGGTTCCGGGCAATTTGAGATTGATTTAAAATTGTGCCGCTGACACCGGGGACAAAGACTTCCGGTTCAACTTCACCGACAAGATACGCCCGACCCGCCGCGACGGACCCACCCTCACGACGACCGGGAAGCGGTGAGGCTGTTCCACCGCTGCTACCCCTTGCCGCTGCGGTGCGTTCTGCATCCTGGGCGATGGCGCTTTGGGTGGCTTGTTGCTGGGAGAGTAGAGCATTTTGACGAGCGATCGTGGCCTCTGATTCAAACCGGGCCTTGGCGGTCTGCTGTTCGAGGTTGAGTGCCTGTTGCTGCAATGCTTGGGACTCTTTGGAGGCTGCCGCGTTTTGAGTGGCTTCCTTGACGGCCTCACCTGCAAGCTGCGCCCCCTGCTTCGCCACTTCTAAACCTGCCCCAGCATTGGCCTTCTGAGCTGCGCCTTGTTCGGCCGCGAGCTGCTGTTGCTGTTTGGCATCATTGATCGCCTTGTCCTTAGCCTCACCGGGTGCAAGGGTGTTTGCTTTGGTCAAAGCTGCATCAGCTTCACCCTTGGCTTTTGCGGCTGATAGATTGGCTTCGGCTACGGCTTGTTGGGCGGTAAGCACGGCTTGTTTCGCTTTGAGTTCGTTGATTTTGGCTTCAATCACTGCGCGGCGATTGGCCATATCTTCGGCCTTAATTTGCTGAACGAGGGCCGTTTGTGCCGCTTTTTGTTCTGCGGCAAATTGGGCGGCTTTGACGGCGGCGACAGCATCGGGGTCGCCAGACTTCTCAGCTAGAAACAAGGCTGCATCTAAGCGAGCTTTTTCCAGTCGGCTTCGAGCTTCTAGGATTTTTCCTTGGGTTTGCAAGGCCCGGTTAGCCGCATCGATCGCAGCGATTTCCCGTTGTGATGCGAGTTCCGCTGCCGTGGCATTGGCATTCCGAACCGCAGCAATTTTGTTGGACTGAGCAATTTGCAGGTCGATCGCCTTCGATCGTGCATCCTGTTCTTTTTCAATGGCGCGAATGACTTTCTGTCGCTGGAGTTCGATTTGTGCGGCTTCATTGTCTAGGAGTTTAGAAATTGCCCCAGCGGTCTTGTTGGCCGCCTCCAGTTTACGTCTTTCAAAATCCTCGCGGGCTTTGGGGTTGCTGATTGTTTTTGGCAATTTCAACTTCCTTTTCTAAACTTTCTCTTTGAGCATCAAGCTGTTCTTTTCGAGCTGCTTCTTGGGTGGTGGATTGGTCGTTGAGGCTTCGCTGAATCTCGTTTTTACGCTCTTGCTCGGATAATTTGACGAGGGCGAGGGCTTTGGCATTCTCGTCTTCGATCGCTTTGATTTTGATGGCCAGAATACGTGCCGCCGATTCAGCCGCAGCCTTCTCTAATTCCGCATTCAATTTTTTCACATTGGCAAGGGCTTTCTCGCGATCGGCTCCGGTGGCGAGGTTCGCTTCCTCACGAGCCTGGTCAATCCGTTTTTTGATTTCCTCTTGCTTTAGTTTAGTTGTTTGTTGCTCTGCTTCAATCTCGTTAATTTCGCCCTTAGCTTTGGCGGCTTCAATTTCTGCAAGTCCCGCTTGAATGACGGCAACTTCCGCATCCACCTGAGACTTCCGAACGGCAATGATTTGATTAGAGGCGGCTTTTGCTATTTCAGGGGATTCAGCCTTTGTCCGCAACTCTTGAAGCCGTCCGATCGCTGCAACTTCGGTTAAGTTACCCTGATCTAAAAGGTCCTTGACTTTGCTAATTTCGCCTTTACGGATTTTGACAATCGCTTCGGATGCGGCCTCTTTTACATCGACTTCAAGTTTTGCGTTTTCCTCGATCGCACGCAATTGTTCGACAGCGGCATCTGTTGTAATTTTTCCAGATTTTGCAGCAAGTTCCTGTTGGGATTCGATCGTTTTAATTAATTCCGTCGCGGCTTTACTTGCTTCCTCATTGGTTTGAGCGTTGTTAATTGCGTTATTAGAATTATTTACTTTCTTAGCAAGCTGCTCATAGGAACTGCCCAAAACCTCCAGCTCTTTCCCCTGAATTTTAATCCCACCCGACGCGCTGCTGAGCGTCTTGTTCATCCGCTCAAGTTCAGCGATTTGGATTTGCTGTTGAGAAATTTGTTCCTTACTGGCTGGAGTTAGGGCTTTGAGTGCAGCAATTTGGCCCTCATTGGCTTTGATGGTTTGTTTGGCAAGGTCGGAGTAAAGCCGCTGTTCTTTAGTCTGCTCTGCGGTAAGAGAGCCGTTTTCTTTTTGGGCTTGGGCAAGGTTCCGAAGCTTGGAAGCATACTGGATGGATTCATCGGCGAGCTGCTCTGTTCCGTTGCGCATCAGGTCTAGTTCTTCCTGGGATTTCTTTAAGTCCTCAGTTCCTTTGACAATGAAGGTTAAGGCGATCGCCCCAGCTAAAGGTGCCAATGCAGCCGCGACAGGTAAAGCGGCCGTCGAAACCGCACCAAGCCCCGCAATCAATCCAGGGAACGCCGCAATCAATCCGGGAATCCCACCTGTTGCGAGTGCCACTACTCCTGTAGACAATGTGGCAAAAGCACCGCTCAAACCTGTTACCGCGACTAAGGCCGCTGGCATCGTGGCTGCGGCAAATCCGGCGACGATCGTTCCCAGTTGAACGAAAGCAGCGGTTACGGCTACGGCTTGAACGACAATGCCTCCGATGTCTGTATTCGCGAATCGGGCAATCTGTTCGATGATTTGGGCAATGAAGTTGGCGATCGGGGCGAGTGCCGTAACCAGACCAGCCAACACTGACGACAACCCTTCAAAGGCATTGAGCAAAATCGGTCCCGCTTGCTCTCCAATACTGAGCAACGTTCGGCCAAAGGGTTCTAGGGCTGTGCCAAGTTTTTGACCTGTGGACAGTAGCACCGTGGCAATCTCAGACAGGAACTGATTGATCGCAGCTTTGTTCGCATCCAAGTATTCAAACACCGCTTGCAGAGCATCGATCGTTGGCTGCAAAAATGGCGCGCCTGCATTGCGACCAAAGACTTCAAACAATTCTTGAATATTGGAGCCAATACCCTCAATGCTATTGGATGCAATCTTGTTCCCGGCGACAAAGACCTCAAGCCTTTTATTCAACTCATCAACCAGGATGCCTTGACCTTTCCATTTATTAACCTGCTCATTGCTGATGTTCAGGTTTTTAGCCAAGAGGGAATTCTGATCCACCTGCCCTTTGACGATCGAATTGATTTCCTGTCGCGCTTGGTCCAGCGGAATCCCAATCACTTTTAGCGATGCCGCCCAGCCTTTAGTTAGGGACGTTGCAGCAGCGATCGGGTCCGGGAATTGTTTGGATTGATTATTGAGTGATGCGGCATTGGTCAGCGTGATTTGGAACAGCTCATTGACTTGGGAGCTGGTCACACCGACCAGCGATCGGGTGTCTTCTTCAACCTGCTTCAGTGCTGCTTTCAGTGCTGGTTGCGTTGCTTGGATTTTTGCGATCGGGTCGGTAATGTCTTGACCACCCTGGGAAATTCGGGTGGAGCTTGCCAGATTTGTTTGGCTGCTTAGTAGCTGAGCATTTAATTTTTCGTTACTTCCAATCAGCAGGTCGTAGGCTGGTTTTGCAGCGGCGGCGAGGGATTGGATAGCAGTAATAACATTGTTAAATTTAAAAGCCAAAGCCCCCACGCCATCGCCAAACTGAGAAATTCTAGTATTTTCATTGTCAAAAGTCCCTCTTATGCTTGCCTGTAGTCTTCTTGCTTGATCTGCTGTGAGACCAAATCTCGCCGATAAACCTAAAATTTGTTCGGCACTGGACGCTCCAGCCGATCGCATTGCCTTTAAAGATTCAGCAATTTCTAAAATCTCTTCTGGCGTTTTTCCAATATCAGTCATCAGCCTTCTTGCGGCATTTCCAGTAATACCAAAAGCATTTGCCAATTGAGCAATCCCCGGCGCTTCATCAGCGATCCGTCTAGCAGCGGCCTGCAATGCCAACAATTCCGCAACGGTTCTTTGACCACCCGTCGCGGAAATTAGCAGCCCTAAAGTAATTTGCTGACCTGCCATTAATTCACCCCAAAGGCTTCATTCCTCGCGTTTTCCATCCACTCATCAAAGCCCTTTTTATGCTGTTCATCAGGCGGAAATTGAGCCTGAGTATAGGCTTCGATAATATCGACCAAAGCATTCAGCGGCTGGGACTTTGCCAGTTCGATCGCCTCCGTAATTGAACCCGTCGCATGGGCAATTCCCGCAATCAATTCGGCCAGATCGGGTGCCTTCCCTTCACCCGTAGTGTTTGAGGACTTGGGGCTGTTCACCTCCCGCAAGAGTCCGGGCGTGAATAGCATCTGTTCTACAATCTGCCAATTGCACCAATCGGGGTTAATGCCATTCAGCTTTAAACATCGATCGATCGTCCATCTAAATCGGTTATCCGATTGGTAAAGCGATTGCACAGGCATCACTTCCGCCGCGTCCGATAGCAAACTTTGCAGCTCGATCAGTCGGTTTTCAAACTCGAAAAAACCGACAAGGGAGCAGCCGGGAAAGGTATGAATTTCCCCGTCTACGCCCTCGAAAGTGTAGGTGTCTAGGTCTAGGTCAATCCACTTCATTAGACGATTAATCAGGAAACGATCGAATGGAGGTCAATTTGCATGAACGGATTGGTCCAACCGGGCACCGATAGACAGCGAAACTCGGTTTCAAGTTTCGCTTTACCGCCTGCAAAGTTCAGCTTTGGTGCGGTGAACCGTTTGATGCGGGGAATCCAAATGTACTGGCCATTGCTGGGGTCGTTTGAGTTGTCGTAGATGGTTCCACAGAATTCCATTTCACCAATTTGCGCCGATTGTCCAGGACCGCCGTAGACGTTTGCAGCCGGGATAACCTGGTCTGTGATGTAGGTGACAGGTGCGCCCGCTTGAGCCGCGTTAAAGACCAGCTTGGTGGAGGCTGTGACGATTTGAACCGATCGGGCAGCGGGTGCCGTGGCCGAGAGCGTCAGGGTTCCGGTTTGGCCCCAGGTGCCGTAGCGATCGATACTTACCAATGTCTTAGCCGTGTTTGCCGTCGTAAGGTCTGTGTCTACAATTTCGTAGGGCGCGGTCAAAGGGACCGTTGACCGCTTGAGTCGGGGCAGGCTGAAGTTTGTCAGCGTTCGTTCGATTTGGTTTTGAGCAAGCCCCATCATGCCCCAGTTGACGACCTCCGTGGACAGCTTGAGGGTGGTGGTGGTGGTACCCTCTAGGATGTCTTCTGTTTGGTGGATGCCTGCGTTATAGGCGAGGACTTCTTCGTTTTTAGATTCCTGGTCTAATTCAAAACTGAAGAGAGGATATCTGAATAATTTTTGATTACCGGGACCGCCCGCGATCGAAGTCGATCGAACATCTGCATCCCCAAAACCGATCGCAATTCCGCTCATAATGTCTATTCCTTGTGATAAATCAAATCAATTTTTGCCGTCATTCCCCAGTCCCAAATTGCTTCACCCCGATCGATTAACACCGCCTCACTCACCTGAAACCCCGATACCCCAAAACCCCAGGGTCCCAGATTCGGCGGTTGGTATCGTGAGATGCGATCAACGATGATTTCAATCAGGTCGTAGGCTCCGACGTGCGATCGAAGGTCTTTGACCAGCAATCGAAACTCAAATTCTAAAGTTCCAGCCTGAACCGTTTGATATCCGTTGCCACCTTCGGGTTCGAGTTTTAATCGGCCAAATTTGACAAGGATTGCAGCACTGCCACGAATCCGAGCTGCATCTTCATTGGGCTTCCCAGGGAACCCCAGGACATGAACCCGATCGCCCAGGTTGGGAGCCGTTTTAAGTCGATCGATTAGGAGCTGCTCTACGTCCTCAATCACATCAGTACCCCGATAGTGCGACATCGGTGAATATAGGCTCCGGGTGCAAGGCTTCGACGGAGTAGGTGGGACTGTCACTTTCCACTTCCTCACCGATCGGATTTAGCCCTAGACCAATCTTTCCGGCTGCTACGAACTTGAGCCAGACGATCGCGTCTTCGTAGCGTTTTCGCACGTCCTCGCGAGGGTCATTATGCTCTAACTGATAACGAGCAATATCGGCGGCTTTGTTAGTCAGCACCATCGGCACTGATGCGATCGGCAACGCATAACGCAACGCTAAATAGCAATCAATTTCTTGGGCTGCATAGTCGCAGGCTGCATCCACT